CAAGTGCCTGATCTTTAACTTCATCATAATATGCATCTTCCCAATCGCAGTAAATGCATTTGTGTTTGTGTGGATAGGGATCAGTAACTCCGTAAATAATTGCCATGTTGTTTATGTTTTTGTGTTATCTTTAATGTGTAAAAGTTAAATGGTTTGTCGTACAATCTTTTCACAGATTGGGTAAATCAATGTATTTACTAGCGTGCCTTTTTTAATCTTTTTCTTGTTTTGTAAAATAACATCCTCAGTCAATATGGTTTTTTGTCTACCATAGTAACCTATTTCCTCACGATCTTTTTCACAAGTCAAATGTCCTATGTATTTAGATCCAATGTAGAATTCTTTAAAGTATTTGTTAGATGTTTCAAACATGTTGTTGTGTTTTTTATTGTTGTTATTGATGGAGTAAATATATGCAAAATCTTTCATCTTGTATAAAAAAAGTGAAGATCTTTGAAAATTTAACAAATGAACATTGAGAATCAATTACTTAACTAAGCCCAAGAATAGCTTCCATAGTTTGGAAACAGCTCAAAATACATGCGCATCATGATAGCATCTGCATAGTCTGGTGACTTTCCATGCATTCTTGCTATCTCATCTTTACTAATTACAGCTAGTTTGCTATCTGCTTCCGGCTGTCTGCGTCTAATCATGTCTAGTTCTTGCACAATCACATCACGAAATTGATTGACTTTAAAAACAACTTTGTTTTGTTCTATTAGTTCTGCTAATTTGAAATAGCATTCTGCCTTTTGATTGACAAACTTATCAGACTGTTTGGCTCTTCCACCATTTAAAAAACCTCTACATTTTAAACTGTCTACCACACCACCTCCCACACCATCTTCATCACAAATTACATTGTTTAGTTTTACACCATGTCTATCACATAATTGTCTAATAGTAGAAACAGTTGTTGTGATTGGTTGCTTTCGTAGTTCGTGAATTTCTATTAAATGTAATCCACTCCATACGCAAATAACTGTTCTATCCTTTCCTAAACGTGCAATGTCAGCGCTAATAAACTTATCACCTTTGCTTTCCTCATCTCTAAAGCATCTAACAAGATCATCATATTGATATAGATTGTCTACGCTTTCATCATACTCCCAATCTCCATCCAATAAACGTCTTCTGTCCACTTCAGGCAACATGCGCAACGTTTCAATGTATGATTCGGGTAGATGCGGATTGTCATTTGGCAATGATTGTATGAACGCAAGATGTGGCGCAAGTGTTTGTGCCTTATATGGGGAATAAAACTCGTTGTACAACCATCCTTTTGATGGATTGCATGTGAGCAGCATCTTTGGTTTAAGGTCATATTGATTCAACTTAAAACGAATACGGGATTGCAATATATCAATTGCTCTTTTACTTACTTGTGCTACTTCATCCACGTAGGCATCAGTTAATTCAAGACCACCTAATGCATGAAATTCAGGATCTGATGGATAGGCAAAAAGATCTTTTAGTATTATTTCGCTACCATTTGTGAATTTTATAGTATGAGTTTGATTGTTAAGTGTAAAGTGCTCATTAGGATTTAAGCCCATCATTTGAGCCACTTCAAAAAACGTCTTTAAAGTAGTCTTTTTTAGTGTGTCAAGTTTACTTCTGCCAATTAGACCACGAGTACCTGGATATTTAAACCGTCTACTGATCTGCCATGCACAACCAATAAAAGATTTAGATCCACCAGCTGCACCACCAAAAAGAACAACACGTGATTCATGTGAATTACCCAAAACACGCAATGCTTCTTTTTGCTTAGGCAGATATTCTATCATGTAAACAGACCAATGTACATTCCAATCAAACCGCCACACAATGTTGCAACTAAATCTAAGCTGCTAAATTGCTTTTCTTTTAGTACAGAATCATATAGTTCTTTGCCAGCCGCAAACGCAAACACTACGATCATTGAGAATGGCGCACTAAATATCGAAGCAGCAGCCGCATATATAGCAATGCCATACAACGCGTGGTTAGCCTTATCTATAGGTATGATTGGTAAATTCATTAGAATGGTTGATCTTCTTTGTCTTTAGCAATTTTTTCAGATATTTGACCAGAATAAAATTCACCTTTGCTACCTTGTTTTTTCCAAGCGGCAATTCTCATTTCCTTACCATTTGAATCAACAAAAGTACCTGTCATATCTGGTGAATTGTTGCTTTTTTTATCATTAACAAATAATGTAAACGTGTTAGGTTTTTGTACGTAAGCCATATATTTAATTTAAAAATTGTTCTAAGTTATCTATTGAAAAACAAACAAAGTTCGTGTCATGATCATTCATTCTATAAATGTCAAAATCTCTTAATATGATTTGATAGCAATCTATGTTTCCAACATGTACTGTTAGTGAATCATCAAATGTTTCCAGATATTTCTTTAATTCACCTACAGTCATGGTAAGAGTAAAGTTAAGTTGACTATCAATAAACCAATGTTAATGCCTATAAGGATCCCTAAAAACAATATCCACCAATCGTTTTGTTTCATACTTTATAGATTTCTTTGTCAGTAAGTAAATACAATTCTTCGAAAAGCAATTTCATTGTTTCGTTGTCTTGCATTGAAGGTCTCATGCTACGTCTGGCTGCCAATATAAATAATTTTCTCAACAGTTCTATTTCTTTTTGTACGTCGTATTGCTTCATTTGTCATCTCCCTGATTTTTTGTAGTTAACTTCCATCTGTCATCTTGTGAAGTTGTTGTATTAAGCATCTCAAGCTGATCCACAGAAGTAGTAAGGGTCACAGGCTTGTGCTGGTCATCATGTGGAATACTCTTGTTGTCTCTAATCCTTTCAAGATTATCCAACTGCTTTTTGTAGGTGTCAAGTTCCACCTGAACCATTATTCTTTCAAGCTCTAATCGGTCAATTTGGGATTGACAATCCTCAATTGCTAAGTTTATTTTGTTCATTGTTTGTGTTGTTTAAGTGATTGGTTAATTGCTTTGGCTTCATCTAATAGGGAAACAATATGTTTGTAATCATAATGGTTTATCTCTCCAATTTCACCTGCTTTTAAAACATCTTCTTTTGTAAATAGAGTTTCTTTGGCCTTGTTGTAGCCTGCTGTGAATGCTTTTCTTATTAAAGAAGAATTTGGATATAAATTATCATTTAATGGATAAAATTCCTCAGCCAACTTCTCTACATCTTCCACCATCTTCCCGACAGCAGGAACATGGTTGACCATTTCGTTGACCTCACCAATATGGTCCATCATTTTGTTGGTGTCAACAGGATGATGGATTAGTTTGGCATAGGTTAATCCATTTACACCTACTTCGCCATTCTCCCACTCTGTTACGAACTCAAACTCTACTTCTTGTGTAAACTTTGATGTAAAGCAAGTATTCATCATTTCAATGAACTCGGGATGCAATGGAAATGTTCCCCACCAAGACTTGTAACCTATTGGTGTTTTTTCTGCTACTTTATGTTCCACCACCCACCCCTGGTCTGTTTTCACTAAGGTTCCTTTCATAGCTTTTGTATTTCTTGTTTTACTTCTTTCCAATACAATCTTTCTCTATTTTCACAATACTCACCCCTATCTTCAAGGTATTCGCTTTGTGGCAATACATTTAAGACTTCATCTACTGCTACCAAAGCACATTGCTTGGCTTGATATAAACTCATTTCTGTGCAATCACAATATCTTTTATTTGGAAAATGCTCAATACCACAATGCTCTGTATTGTACATCTTATCTATTAAATCTTCAGCATATTGTTTTGGACTCATTTGTCACCTCCGTATGTTTCATTGTAGTATTGTTCGCCACTTAGGTCAACTCGTTTCCATCCATTAAACCCGTGGTTTTCTTCATTAAAAGCATCAACTATTTGCTCCTTCTCCATTGCTTTGGCGTGTTCTTCTAATTTATAAACTAAATCAGCCACTTCATCACGAGTTGAAAGCATGTCTAACTTAGTATAAAGCCACTCTAATGCTGTTTGCTTTTTCATTTCTGATCTTGGTTATATGCGATATTTTCAAGAAAGTGATACATATGATTTGCTAACTCCATCACATCATCATGATTCATACGCTCTGACGCTAATTGTGCCTTAACAATTTCTGTTGCCATTTGTAATGCAAGTTGTCTATTATTCATATCAGTATTCATTTTGCGTTTCTATTTCTTCTAAATATCTTTCCTTTCTATATTCTGTAAATTGGTATGGTTTATTGTTGTAGATCTTAAACCATTTGTTTTCTTTCCATTCTGGCAAAGCGTCATATTCATTTAGCAATTGTTGCTCAAATTGTGAAAGTTCCGTTTTAACTGTTTCACGCGGTTCTTCTTTAATTTTCAACTTATCTGCTGCCTGTTGCATTGCATCCATGATCTGTGGATGCTGGAACATTTCATAGATATTATTCTGCTGTTTCTTACCTTCATTGATTGCATCACTTATTGTTTGCCTTTGCTGATCATAAGCGGTAAACCAAGCAAGAATAGTAGCTGGATCTATGCGATTGTATATAGTACCATATTCGCCAATAGCGCCACGATCTAAACATAGTTGCACATCTTCAAGTGAATACATCCACATTTTTTCTAGGATATTCTCAGCACAGAATTCAATTTGCATTGCATTCATGTTGTTCTGTACATTAACTAACTGAGTACATCTTGTAACCAGTTGCATAATTTTTTCTTTAGTTGTTTGTCTATCTATCTTACGAAGCAGAGAAATCTTGTCTTGTGTTATCGCGTGCGCGACTGATAGCGACTGCTTCGGCGAAAAGTTGATTAGCTTTTGCAACGCTGTCTGCTGTTGAAGTTGATTGTTTTGTGTATCCATTTGGTTTTTGATTTTTTAAATTGTCCCATTCTTTGCGCATCCAATTTCTTACAGCGCTATTCCAGTTTTTCATTGGAGATCTTCCTATCACCCATCCTTTTGCTTCATAATAATCAATGAAAGTGCGTGCAAAATTAACTAACTTGTCTTCTGTAAGAAAGCTTCCACCTTTAACATTAAGTTCTCCCATTAAGTTGTACACTTCATTTTCATTTGGCTTCACAAACTTTTTGCTTGTAGTTTTTTTATTTTTAATTATATTTTTATTTTCATTTTCATTTTCCATATGTTCATCATATGTTTTAGATATGTCAATCATATCTTTTTCATATGATTTTTTCAGTCTGTTATTTCTTCTTGATTCTGCAAAAGCTTTACGTTTATTGATTTCAATAGACAATCTTTCATTACAAAAGTTGTTATTCTCATCACGATCAAATTTTAAAGCAACAGCATCAAACACATCATGTCTTAAACATATCTTCATCATATGTTTTTCACTTATTGATCCTTTTGAAGCCTGATGACATAAGCACCTAATGTAAGCACCAACTTCGTCATTAGTCATATCATCAGTACCAACTAAAAAATCTTGGTAGTAAAAAAGGAAAGCAGGATCTTTTGCCATGAGTTTTTATGTATGATGCAAATATATGCATATGTATGATAGAACAACTAAAGCTCTACATATTTATGAACAGTTTGAATGAAATCATCTAAAGATCTACAAATCTTAACGCAATAACCTGAATTTATCAACTGACTATGAATTGTCTTTTGAGCTTCGGATAGTTTACCTTTTTCTGTCTTCATTTCTACAAACAAACCATGATACTGACCTGATGGGAAGCAAATAAGTAAATCAGGCACACCAGATGTGGCACCTTCCGCTTTCAATATATTCCATCTTTTAATGCGTTGGAGTTGATTACCGCCAATTAGAACACCATTAGGTATGGCAAAAATCAATTTCTTTGGAAATGAATAACGAAACCACTGAACACATTGCTGCTGGATCTTGCTTTCTTCATGCTTCATGTTAGAAAAAATTGAGTTGTAGACCAAAAATCATACACGTAATTATTAGAAACTTCTATTCTAAACACATACAGATCCTTTTTCAATCTATGAAATTCATAATCGCCTAAAACACTAACATTGTAATCAACACCTAACTTAATAGGACAGAACTTTATATTCGAAGCTACAACAGCTTCATCAAATTCAACTAAATAAACAATGTCTGCTATTTCAACTAAAAAAAACCTGTATCTAAGAACTTCTTGTAGTTCATCATAATCAAATGATGAATGATTAGACTTAAAAACATCTAATAGCCATTCATACAAAGTTGAATCTTGAACTTTTAACTTCTTACGTAAATGTTGAAAAGGAAGCTTATTAAAGTTTTGTTGAATAAAATCAAATTCCTTAGAAGTGATCTTCCTCTTACTCTTGTGATGAAATATCATGAACGCATTTCTGGTCATACTTTACAATGGATAAAAAATCATTTGCTTGAATTTGCAAAACATCCAAAATCACAGGTATGTTTTTACTTTGAATTTTGGAAGGATCATCAATCCAATTTTGAACTGTACGATAAGTAACCTTAATGCCCTTTGACTTTAAAGTTCTCGTGAACTCACTAATGTTTTTTGACTTTGATAAAATAATTTTTGCAAACGGCTTCATAAAAAAATGTATATTTGCAAATATATGTATTTTTTTTCAAATGAAACAAAATGCGAATAAAAAATCACTCAATGAATTTATAAATGATAACTATCAAGAGTGGTTAAAAAAAGCTATGTTTCTAACTAAAGACAAAGTACGTTCAGAAGAGTTATTGCATACTGTTTTAATTAGATTTCTCAATAAAAATAAAGACAAGCAATTACACATTTACAACGAAGGAAACCTAAATGGATACATAAGCAGATCAATGTGGCTATCATGGTATAGTTCATCAAGTGATTACCATGCCCTATATAAAAAATATATTGTAGTAGAACAACCAACAAAACAATTAGAATCAACAGATGAAACTTGGATCGGTGCATTTATAGATGGTGAATATCTATACAACGCAATCGGGCGTTTAAACGAATTTGATGCAATCCTTTTGCGTCTATACTCGAAACCAGATTTCAATTACCAACAATTAAGCGCAGAAACAGGTATACCATACAACTATCTACGAATTAGCATACATAGAGCATTAAAACGAATAAGAGAATATGTTAAACTTCAACGTTCGATCGCAAATCCAGAGAGAAAGATTAAGCATTTGTAAAAAATGCAAGTTCTACAATGCTACATTTGGCACATGTGGTACACCTATAGTAGGCAATAACATCAACGCTGAAGAAAATGATGTTACCTATTACAAAGAAAAGATCAAACTATGTGGTTGCTTCATGGATGTGAAAACAAAGTTCCGCTTTGCATCATGCCCAGCACACAAATGGTTTGCTCAAGATATGCAACCAAAAGAAATAGCAGAACTTGATGCATTTATTCAACGCATAAATAAGACTAACAGAATAGAATCAGAAGACTTGAAAATACTATACCAATGGTACAGTAAAATAACGAAAAAGCATGAGCGCCCTAGTACATGTGCCTCTTGTGTACGTGATCTAATCAACGAATTCTATAGACAATTAAGCAAAATAGATAAACCATAACAATATGCCATTACCAACACCAACAGCAAAAGAATCAAAGAACGAATTTATAGCTAGATGCATGAGTGATTCAAAAACACAAAGTGAATTTCCTGACTCGCAACAACGTTTAGCTGTATGCATAGCTCAGTACAAAGAAAAATAACTTGTAAACATCAAAATAACAAATATGGGACTTCAAAAAGGAATGACTAACAATCCTAATGGTAGACCACTTGGGACTTTGAATAAAAAAACATTAGAATGGGAAGAGTTTGGTCGAGAGTTTGTGGCAAGAGCCTTGCCTAAGGTTGCTACATTTATAGATGAGTGTATGGATTCTAGAGATGAAGATCTTAAGTTTAAGGCATCTTCTTTGGCTTTAGATGTATTGGAATACTTCAAACCAAAACAAGCCCGTATAACTCACTCGGGTGATGAAAAATCACCAGTAATTATTCAAGTCCATCCAGACTTGTAACAAAAAACTCATAAATTCTACATACTAATAGATGAAACTCAATTTTGAGATAGCTGCCAACGCAAAAGGTATTACACTTGGCAAGTACATCGACTATCAAAACGCTGTTGATAACATAGAAAAAGTAAGGGTTATCACTGGTAAAAGTACTGAAAGCATTAGATTGTTACAGTTACATGTCATTGATGAGATTATTGAGCAGTTTGAAGCCGCTATAAGACTAACCAGTCAAGATTTTGAAAGAACAGTACGTGTTGGTACATATGAATTAGGATTTATTCCTGATCTGAGTGCTATGTCATTTGGTGAATATGTAGATTTGGACACGACTTGTACCAATATCTATAAAGATGGAACTATCATGGGTGAAGCTGCTCACAAAATGATGTCAATACTATATAGACCTATTGTTGCAAAGTTTGGTAAGTATTATGACATTGAAGCATATAAGACTAATGACAAAAGGAAGTACGAAAACGCAATAAGTGAACTAACATTAGATCACGTGTTAAATACATTGCTTTTTTTTTCGACTTTAGAACTAGAACTGTACAACGATTCCCTCGTTTATTTGGCCAAGGAGATAACGGAGATAGTGAAGGAGATGAAGGAACAGCAACCCCAGACGGCTTAGGTGTTTATGGTTGGTTTCATATTATTGAAAGCTTAGCAGATAGAGATATTACTAAGTTCGACGCTGTTACGGAGAGAAGTTGTTATGAAGTGTTCACACACTTAACGTACTTAGCAGACTACGTGTACGTGCAGAAAATGGAAATGAAAAAAAGGAATAGATGACAAGTTACAATTATAGCTATAACGTACTTATCAATCGACTTGAAGCTTTTGCTGCTGGTCACTTTTTGATTAAACGATTCACACATGGGCAGATTGACCTTGCAGATCAGTTGCAAGATGATCAATACCCATTCATGCACGTAACACCAGATACTATCACTCCTGTTCAAGGTGGAATGCAGTTTGGCTTTATGATCATGTTTGCCGATATTCCACGTGACAAAGAATATAAGGCAGAATATCAACGTGAAGTAATCAGTGATTGCGTTAGATTAGGACAAGACTTAATTGCTGAGGTACGCAATGGATTGCAGCTTTTTGGTTTCGATGTTCAGATGGTAAACAATCCTACATTTGAACCATTCATTGAGGAGTACAAAAACACTATAACCGGTGTAGCTTTCACTATTCAATTAGAAGTACCATGGGACTGGTCAGCATGTGATATACCTGCCGTGTGGACAGTTGGTGGAACATCAAGTGGTGGTAGCGGAACAGGTTATGGATTGACACTTCGCACGAATGGCGTAGATAACGCAGTACAAAATATCCTTGATTTAGTCGAAGGCACAAACATTACTATTACAGATCTTGGTGATGGTCGTGTTCAAATTGATTCTACAGGTGGTGGTGGTAGTGGAGAATACGTGAGCACTGAGTGGAATGCTAACCATACTACAGCAACAGGTAATCCTTATCAAATTGGTGATCGCGTTTGGTACAATGGCAGCGTTTACAGATGCATTGCCAATAATGATGCAATCAACCCAACTAACCCGACATATTGGACATTAGTAGCAGTTGGTTATCGTTTACGTCAAACGCCTGTTGATTGGAACGCAACAAGTGGTGACTATCAAATACTAAACAAACCAACCATTCCTGCAGCGCAAGTCAATAGTGATTGGAATGCTGTGAGTGGTATTGCGCAGATACTTAACAAGCCAACACTTGCTACAGTTGCCACTACAGGCGATTACAACGATTTAATCAATCAGCCAAACATACCAACCAACCTTGACGATTTAGCCGATGTAAACGCACCAACACCTTCGAATGGGCAGGTGCTAAGCTACAATAGCACATCAGGCGATTGGGAAGCTGTTACACCTGCTTCAGGTGGTTCAGTTACTTCAGTTGGTCTTACAATGCCAGCACCAACAAATCCTGCATTTAGTGTAAGTAATTCACCTGTTACAACTTCAGGCACACTTGCCGTTGCGGCAAATGGTACAAGTGATCAATACATCGATGGCACAGGTGCACTTCGCACGCTACCTTCGACAGGTGGTGGTGGTGGGCAAGTGTTGTATTTCAATGGTAACGTTTCGCAAGGCACAATTGGTGGAAACGCTTACTATGAATTAGGCACAGCAGCCAACACAGGACCAGCAGCTAACTTTACACGTGCAACAACAGGTGCGATTGCCCGGTTCATAACGGATGTGGGCGAACCAAACCACGTCCTCATTCCTTCAGGTGTATGGACTATCGATGTGTATTTAAGTGAAACAGGTGGTGGTTCAAATCATGCTCAAATACTTGCAAAGCTTTACACGTATAACGGAAGCACTTTCACATTGATTGCTACTTCCACAATGGAAGAAATAACTAATGGCAACGTTCCTGATTTGTACACCTTCACGATTTCAGTTCCTAATACAGTTACAGCAGCAACCGACCGAGTACACATTGAATTCGATATTCAAAACACGAATGGTAAGACTGTTACCCTATATACGGAAAGTAATAAGATTGGTGAAGTGCATACCACCTACGCAATCGGACTTTCTTCACTTAATGGCTTAACTGAAAGCACGCAAAACTTCGCAGTAGGCACAGCAGGAACTGACTTTGCCATCACAAGTGCAGGCAGCACACACACATTTGATTTACCAACTGCATCTGCAACGAATCGCGGTGCATTGAGCAGCACAGATTGGTCAACATTTAATGGTAAACAGGACAGCATCGGATTAACTACGGTTGGAACTAACCTTGCAACGCTACCGAATCCAAGTGATGTTCGTTATTTGCGTATTAATGCCGATAACACTGTTTCTGCTTTAACACTTTTGGAATTAAAGGCAGATATTGGTGTAGGTGGGTATGCTGCACTAACAAGTGATTATGTTACAAGTGGAACGGCTTACCAAAACATCACAGGTTTATCATTTGCAGTAAGCGCAGGTAAAACATACAAGTGGCGTGCAACGCTGATTATTGTTGCCACAGCTACAACTAACGGAATGCTCAGCACCAATGGACCAACAGGTACAACGATTTATCGTTTTACAATCGGAACGGGTGGTACAACCAATACGATTAACAATGGTTCGGCTAACAATACAGGTTCGGCTGTGTCGATGTCTACTACGCAACGTATAGCCAGCGCTGATGGTATCTACATAGCAACGGCAAGTGGAACGGTAAGCATGAGTGTTATTGCAACTGTCAATGGAGCATTGTCAATCAAAGCAGGTTCAATCGTAGAATATGAAGAAGTAGTATAATGGCAAGTGAGTTTGATCAAATACTAAATGAATATGCAGCTAAAGTTGTTGAAAGAGCACAATCAAATCTGCGTATTAAACGTAGAGTACGTGGCAAAGTAGTCAATCGTTATGCTTCAGGAAAGTTGCATAATTCATTGGTTTACAAAATACGGATGAGATATGGAAAGGCTACTATTGACTTTACTGTAGACAACGATCAAGCTGGTAAATATGCTGACGTAATTGAATTTGGTAGAAAACCATATCCAGGACAACCAAACAAAAGACCACCAATTGAAGAAATATACAAATGGTTATTAGTAAAGAGATTAAGATTAAGAAATAATCAAGGGCAATTTATTAAAACGACGGAAACGGCTTTAAGATCAGCTGCTAGACGAATAGCAATTAGTATAGGTGAAAGAGGGATCCAAGGGATCAACTATTATGGTGAAGCCATAGATGATACATGGGATGAATATAAGGATAGGCTAATGAATGCCTACGTGAAAGATATTGAACAAAGATTACTATTAAACAAAAGATAGATGGCTTTAACAATCATAGATGAACCTTTTAATTGGGTAGTTCGTGGTCAAAAGATTATGCTGATTGCATCAAGTACCGAAACGGCACAACTTGGTTTTAGGTATGGCTTAGTGATTACAGTAGATGCTAAAACGTATCAATTTTATTTGACACCTGCTCCAGATGGAAATATGTACTTTGATATTTCACCACTAGTAGATGATCTTCGAAACCAACAACATCACTTTGCTACTGATAACACTGTAGATGACTTGAGCAAGTACGCGTTGAGTGCAGCAATAACTGAATGGTGGTTAGTTAATGTACCAGGTCAGGGACTTGTTTTAACAGAGAATGAAGGTAGCGAAGTAACTATGAGTGGGCGCGTTGTCATCAATGGTTACTATCAGGTGTTTGATGGATACAAGCCAAATCCTGAAATAGGTAATGATCGCATTAAATACGTTTTGCAGTTTAGTGCCAATTACGCTATGAGTGATAGACTGATCACGACTCATTCTTGCCGTCTATCAAACACGTGGAATGCTGGTGATCCAACTAACGCTGGAGTAGTATGGATACCTTCTTTTGAAAATGATTACGGCACGTTGAGCATACCTGGTAATGCAGCATATATGTACGATAATGTAATTGATAACATGCGCATAGTGATGTATAAGGCAAACGGTAATACAATTACATCAACCATTAGTTTATCAGGTTACGACATTGAAGCATTACCTGTTTATCCTGGTAATCTTAATGATTGGACAGGATTGCCTATTGAACCTAATGAAAATAATAATGCAGGTTGGAGATATTACGAAGTATGGCTACGTGAAGGTAACACCCAAAGAAGCGCTAAATACAGATTCTACAATGCGGCTTATTATGGTCAAAAAGATTGCCAACACGATAAAATTAGATTAGGTTGGGTTAACAGTCGTGGTGGTTGGGACTACTTCAACTTCATCAAGAAGTCCGAAATGAATGATGAGATTGAGCGAAAGAAGTATCGCAAGGTGTTGTTTAATAGTACAACCAGCGTGTTTAATAAAGATGACAGAGGCTTATATGAGCGTAGAAACTTAGTGCAACAAGTGCTAACAGTTACAAGTGACTACATTCAAGAAGGTGAATTTTTATTCTTGAGATCATTGTTAGTTAGCAATCAAGTTGTGTGGCTTACCACTGATTTTAGTGGTAACAACATTGCATTACCCGTAAACTTAGACGATACTACATACACCGAACGCAAAACGCGTGACGGCAAGTTGTACAACCTGTCTTTGAAAGTAAGAATGGCAAACGAATACTGGACATAACATGAACGGAGAAGTACAACTAATAGTAACAAATGATTCTACCGTTAGAATTAACAGCATTAGCAATGATCCTACTTATGTAGGCATTACAGCATTATCTCGTTTAATCGTAAACACTTCTTCTGATGTTACGGCTTTGAATACTGGTGATGTTTTAACTATTAAAAACGCTGCGGGACAAAGTGTTGTTAAAACACTTAACTCACCACCTGTATTAGATTCTCCTGTACCAGGTCAAACGCGATTAAACTTTACGGGCACTTGGGCGCAAGATTATTCTGCCGCGGCCGGTGGTTATTTTATTTTAGGTGCAATTGGTGATTACTACTTAGACTTATTCGAAAATGAAAGCATCTCACAGAACTGGAAGTTTCAGGACTTATCCAATTTTACAGCGCAGGGTGCATTCAGTCGCGAGTTTCGCATTCCGATGTCCGATAACAACATCAAAGCTATTGGTCCATTATTCGATACCAATTCGGAACAGGGTGCGGAAAACTATTTCTTCTACAAACTGCCTGCTGAGATTCGTGTAGATACGCTACCGATTGCAACCGGTTATCTGCGTGTACGCAAAGTGTACAAGCAAATGAATCGCATCAATGAAGTAGAAGTAGCCTTCTATGCTGAAACACCTGATCTTGTTAGAACTATTGGTGAAAAGAAGCTAAGTGATATTGCTGCTCTTGCTGATTTGAATGAAGCTGTTACTTATGCAAACGTAATAACAGAAACAGCAGACCGTATTTGGACATTATGTGACAGAGGACAAAGATGGAGCAATGATGGAAGCGCTGGTTCTCGACCTATTCGCAACCAAAATTCACCAGTTTACCCAGCTGATTTGACACCCGCTATTAACTGGTGGTTTTTGTTACGCAACATCGTTAGAGAAGCGGGATTCGATCTTGTTGCATCTTCACTTGAAAATATCCTTAATGATTATTGGATGCCTTTTTGCAATAAACCACAACTTTGGATTGATGGTGATGTAAATCAATATTTTTTTCGTGCCTATAATGCTACTCCATTTGTATTTAGTACAGATCCAAATCCAGGTGTTGGTTACGGTCCATATGTTACATATAATGCATTAAGCCAACTATTTGATAATAACGGAGATTTTAACGCGGCAAGCGGAACATATACAGCTTCAGCGGCTGGCACATATACATTTGCTGGACAATTTAGATTTCAGGTAACAGCTCAATTTAATCCAGTAAATGACGTACGCGTTAATATAGCAATCAATAAAAATGGAGTCCGTACTGTTATTTCCACACCTAATGTAAATAATGTACCTGGCGCTATTACTGCTTTTTCTTTTACAAACAGTGTTTATTTAGAAATAGGTGATATTGTATATTTTGAGTTTCAACCAGTATCATTTCTTTTATTTGGTAACGGCACTGAATCAATAGTTGGAACTGCCACTTTACAAGTTGCAACTAGTACAGGAAATTTAGATAATTCCTATATTGCTTTAACAAACGTTTCGCTAGACGCTGGTCAAACAATTAACTATCCAGCAAATGCACCAGATATGCGACAAATTGATTTTGTAAACGATGTGATTAAGATGCACAACTGCGCAATCATACCTAGTCGCGTTGTTCCAAATCAAATCGCAATCGTGCCACAAAACAATTACATCGGTACAGGTGATGTAGTAGACTGGACAAGCAAATTAGACATATCAAAAGACGTTGTTATAGCAAGTACTGTTGATATTCAAAAAGCAACCTTTCAATTTACTTATACATCTGGTGAAGACGCCTACAGTAAACTATATCGAGATGCAAATCGTGTATATGGTGACTTCAAACAGGAAGGCTATACTATCAATCCATCAACTGCGCCAAGTGACTTTGCAATAGGCGAACAAAAGGTTCAACTTGTAACACGTAGTTCACCTGCCGCAATAATACCTGGTACTGCTTCACCAATTCAATGCTTTTATAATGATCAATTAGAATTTGTTGTACCTGGTCCTCGAGCTTTGTTTTATGCTGGAATTGTAAATGTGAATCTATACAATGAAGTAACAGGTAATGGATCATCGACTATATTAGTCCCGATACTAAATCATTATAGTGATGCTTACCCAAATTTTGACGATTATGATTTAAATTGGGCACCTGAAGTACCTCCACATGTTGTTACTGTTAATACAAATCCTTACAACAATTTATTTAATACGTATTGGCGCAATTACATGAATGAAATTTATTCTCCTGAAGGTAGAATAATGGAAGCATTCTTTGCGCTTGATCTTAAGGATATATTGACCTTTTCGTTTGCTGATAAGATTTGGATTCAGGACAGCTATTGGCGAATTCTCGAAATCAGCGACTATAAAGTAGGATTGCAAGAAAGCACAAAAGTTAAGCTTATCAAATTCCTTGATCAAATCAATGACTGTTCATCCACACCTGTAGGTGTTACCACAAATGGCGAAGTAGAATTTGAAAGTGGAGGTGAAGTAGTAGAACCAAATGAAGATTGCTGTTCACGCTATGGATATTTTTGGGATGAGATCAATGGTGTGTGTTGGGCATTTAACAATGGTGGTCAGTTTAGAAATTCATTGGTTGCGCAATCAACAGCAATTCTTAATTCTCAAATGAGCATTGCACAATTACGTAATGCATCAATCAATAATTCTATTATTCAAGGTGGCAATGTGTTAATTGAATCCCCGAATAGTAATTTATTAGCCGTTGGAACTGATTTAAAAATAACAAAAGCGAATATAAATAGCAATGTTTTAGGCAAAAATGTAGAAGTAAATGTACCTGGATTACACGTTGGAGGTGGTTATCGTGGTGGTGATCCAGCTACAACTTATTATGGATGGGCACAGTTTGGAACATTTGTACTACAGCGTTTGGTAACCGTGTTAACATCGGGAGAAACTCAAAATTTATATATCGAAGGTGTAGCTGGTGAATATATAGATCTACCTGATGACACACTTTGGAGTTGCTTTTGGAATGTGACAATAAAAGATACAACAGGTTTAAGTGAAACATCATTGCATCACTTTACACTTGACAAAACAGGTGGCAACGCAACAGCCAGTGCAATAACTACACTAAGCACAATAGGTTCAATCGGTTCAAACGTGTTTACATTTGGAATAGATACGACAACAAATACAGATGAGCATAGAATAAATATCACGTTTACGGGTGGAAGTTACCCAGATGGCTTCCTAATCACATCTTCACTACAATATCAACAATCAAAATCAGCATAATGGATTCAATCAAAAACTCACTGCGCTACATTCAACTAGGTATAGCAGTAAACAAAAAGCATAATTATTCGCTTAAAAAGTGGCAGCGTGTGCTATGGTATGTTACACTATACACGTGGCGGATCTTGTTAGGACTAAGTGTTATTTTTTTAATCTATAAACTCTTCTACTAATGGCTGAATCTACTGTAAGGGAATTTATTGTTGACACCTCTAAAACCAATCAAAATTTAGAGGCTGTCACAAGACAATTAGAAGCATTAAACGCTAATTTAACTCAAGGAGCTGTCAATACTGAAAAGATAGCTGATAACTCAAAAAAAGCCGAAAGTGGATTTAAAAAAGCGGGCAGTGCATTAGCTAGTTTAGGCAAAGCTACTGGTGTACTCGCTTTAATTAGTGCAGCGTTTAACACTATCAAGTCTGTTATATCTTCAACACAGCCTATTGCTGATGCATTTGCTGCTGCTTTTGGAACATTTACTGATATTATTCGTGATGCTTTCACTTATATAAGTGATAACGCTGGCACTGTTGTAAATTATTTCAAAGCTATTTTTAATGATCCAGTACAAGCGATAAAAGATTTTGGTAATGCAATAGTAGACAATCTTATTGAGCGCTTCAATTCATTTATAGATACACTTGGTTTTCTAGCTGATGGATTAAAAAATCTTTTCACTGGTGAATTTCAAGCCGCTATTCAATCATTTAAAGACGCTGGTAAAGAATCCGTTGATGTATTGACTGGGGTAAATGATTCAGTAGATCGTGTAAGTGAAGCTGTCGTGGCTGGTGCAGAAGCATTTGCAAATTATGTCACTGAAACATATAACGCGAACGAAGCTTTAGTTCAATTACAGAATAACGCGAAATTAGCAGCTGCTGAGCAGGCACGTTTAGCAGAGCAGTATGATCGTCAAGCAGAATTATTAAGGCAAACACGTGATGACGAAAGCAAAAGCATTCAAGATAGGATTGCTGCAAACACTGCTTTAGGAGAAGTATTAGCCAAACAAGAACAGGCTGAATTAGCGTCTGCTCAAGCGCAAGTGGCGGCTGCTCAAGCAACATTTGAACACAATAAAACAATTGACAACCAGGTAGCATTAACGCAAGCTTTAGCTGGAGTAGATGGTGTAAGAGCCAAAATTGCTGGTATTAAGTCAGAGCAGTTAGTTAATGAAATAGCCTTAAATAAGGAACTTAATGAATTGTATAAAGTTCAGCAACAGAGTGCTGCTGATTTAGCTATCAATGAACAGAAATTTGTTGCTGATAGCATAAAAAATGATCTAGAAAGATTAAATGCACAGCGTAATGTTTTAGAAGAGGAAAAAAAAATACAACTTGAACGTCTGCAACTTGAGATCTTAAAATATAATGAAGGCACACAAGCAAGATTAGATGCGGAAATAGCATACAATGAAGCTAAACAACAATTAGATCAAAACTTAGCAACGAATGCAATAAGTATTAAAGAAGCTGAAAACACTAGACTTGTAGAATTAGGTAGATTATTTTTTGAAAATTCTATTGGTGATTCCGCTAACCGTATAGCGGCATTAAATGCTGAATATGCAGAAAAGGAAAAGCTTTATGCTAATGATGCTGTAATGCTTGAAGCAATTGAAAAAGAAAAGCAAAGAAAGATATTAGCTATAGAGCAAGAAACAAAAGATGCTAAACTAGGATTAGCGTTAGATGCACTTACTACAATAGGAAATCTCACGGCTGCTTTTGCTAAAGGTGATGAAAAAAGAGCTAAAAGAGCTTTTCAAATACAAAAGGCAATTAGTATAGCGCAAGCTACTGTAGATACCTATAAAGGTGCTAATGCAATTTTCGCGAGTGCAGCAGCTAATCCATCAACCGTGTTATTTCCAGCGCAACCATTTATTACGGCTGGTATAGCGATAGCGACTGGTTTGGCCAACGTAGCTACCATTGCATCACAACAGTTTCAAGGTACCACTACGCCTCCAAGTGAAACAATACCTTCATTACCAGGCGATGGGGGTGGTGGAGGTAGTTCAGGATCACAACCAGCAACATTTAATCCATTCGCTGCACAATTTGTCGCAAACCGCCCTGATCAATACTTGCCTAGAGCATATGTTTTAGCTGGTGATGTATCAAGTCAGCAAGAAGTACGCGAGAATGTAGAAGACTTAGCTCGCATAGGATAAATAAATATAAATTTGTAATATGGAAAAAAGAAAAGTAGTTAAGTGTGTAATCGACGAAGAAGGTCGTTTAGGTATTACGGCAATGGGGCTAGTAGATATGCCCGCAATAGAAGAGAACTGGATTGCGTTAAGCAAAATGCAATTGGCTAAAGTTGATGATGAACGTAGAATGTTGTATGGTCCAGCACTTATACCTGATAAGGAGATACTGCGTTATGATGAAAAAGGCGAACCGTACTACGTGTACTTTGAAAAGGCAACAGTACAAGCAATAGCGCATCAATTCTTCAAAAAGAATCTGCAACACACCACTAATCTACAGCATGAGATACCTGTAACTGGTGTGACAGTTGTAGAATCATGGTTAAAGGAAGGCAAGAATGATAAAAGTATAGAACTTGGATTACCTGAACTGCCTGATGGTACATGGTTTATAGGAACAAAGGTTGATGAAGATCACGTGTGGAATGATGTTAAAGAAGGTAAGGTAAAAGGTTATAGTATTGAGGGTTTCTTTAACGAAGTAGGTGTAGCTATGAGTGGTGTAAAGAACTACGAAGCAGAATTGGTTTTTGAATTAGACCAAATACTTGCTGATTTCAAAAAATGATTTTATATAAATTTGCGTCATCTTGGTTTAGTGTGTAAATTGGTTTTAGGTTTTAAACAATGAAAAGGAGTTGCCAACGGGTGACTCTTTTTTCTTTTATGATATTTTATATGAAACAAACTTTGAAATTGTCTATATCTATCTAAATATCCAAAAATGTCGAATATAAAAGAACAAATCAAATCCGTATTCAATAAGTACGGCATTGATCCTTCAACAGTTGGTATCAAGTTCGAAGAGGAAGCAACAGCAACAGAAGTAAAGTTTGCAGTTGAGGGCACTTTGGCTGATGGTACTAAGATCTACTCAACAGCTGATGAGTGGGTTGTTGGTGTAGACATCTACACTCAAGACGCTGAAGGCAATCCAGTGCCAGTGCCTGCCGGTGAATACATGCTAGAAGATGGTGTTACCAAAGTCTATGTAGGCGAAGAAGGTACCATCACCGAAATCGAACGCGAAGAACAATCAACTGAAATGAGCAGCGAAGATCTCGTTGCTGTTATTGGTTCATTGTCAGAGCGCATTGCTGCACTAGAGACTGAAAAGACTCAATTATCCGCGGCAGTAGAAACTGCTAAGAAGGATGCGGAAGCATTGAAGACTGAACTTGCTTCAGTTAAGAAAGCACCGGCTGTACCTTCTGTTAAGTCTCAAGAATTTAAGAAAAACGCAGCACCTGTAGTTGCTTCGAATGGTAACTCATTCAGCGACTTCATGGCAAATCTGCGTGCTAAACAAAGTAACTAATTAAAGAATAAAAAATAAAGTAATATGCCAAATCCAGTATTAACCACCACCTACGCCGGAGAGCTGGCTGGTGAAATTGTAGCAAAGGCTCTGCTATCTAACGTATCAACTAACTACGTTACAATGAAGCCAAACGTGCCTTACAAATCAGTGGCACGCAAAATTGATGACACTGTATCATTTGCCGCAGGCACATGTGATTTCACGCCAACAGGCACAATCACTTTGACTGAACGCGTTTTGACTTTGGAAGAGTTCCAAGTACAGCGCGAAATTTGTAAGAGAGAATTGTTTATTGATTGGTCTGCAGCTGATGTGATGAGTGGTCGTGTAAACACACAAATCCAAGACGCAATCATTGAGCGAATGACAGGCGGTATTGCTGCTGCAAATGAATCAATCATGTGGAATGGTGTTAATGCAACAGTTGGTCAATATGATGGTTTCTTGACTTTGATCAAGGCCGCTGGTTCTGGTGCTGTATCAGCCGGTTCAGGCGCAATAACTGCTGGTAACATCATTGCTACTATTTGGGACATCATTAACACTGCTCCTGCCGCTGTTAAAGGTGCTGCTGAAAAGCCAGCTTTATACATGGGACAGGCTGCATGGGAAAAGTACATGGAAGCACAAATCGCCGCAGGTAACGGATGGTATTTAACTGCTGGTCCTGAAGTTGCTCGTCGTTTCGTTGGAATGTACGAAATCTATGTATGTCCAGGTATGGCTGCTGACAACATCGTATTTGCTCAAAAGAGTAACTTATGGATGGGAACATGGCAGGAAAACCAAATGAACGAAGTTTTCATTTTGGATATGCAGAATCTTGATGGTTCACAAAACGTTCGTTACGGTGCACGTTTCTACCTTGGAGCACAGATTGCGGTTGGTGAAGACATCACCTACTGGGGAGCATAATCATTAACCAAAAGGGGGTTAATAGCCCCCTTTTTTAAAACTATAAAAATATGCCTTGTGATTTAACTAGAGGATTTGAATTATCTTGCCTTGAAGGGATAGGTGGGGTAAAAGAGATATTCGTAGCAAATTATACCTATTTTGATTCTGGTATAGTTTACGGAGGACCTGGTGGCGCAATATCTGAATTACCGGGAACTGTTGGTGATCCTATAACAGTTTGGCGTTATCAACCTTTTCGCAATTCTGGTTCATATGTTGAAACAGTGAATAAGAGTTTAGAAACAGGAACATTGTTCTTTACACAAGAAGTTAGTTGGACATTTGGTAAACTAACACAAGTATTGCGTAATGAATTTTTGAATCTAGCAAAAGCAAAAATGGTTGTGTTTGTTCGTACTAATGACGATCAAATCTTAATGATTGGTGCTGGTGGAGGAGCTGATCTTAGCGCTGGTACTGTTCAAACAGGTGCACAAAAAGCTGATTTGATGGGTTATCAAGTAACAGTTACAGCTGAAGAACTTGCTCCAGCTGTTCACTTGGTTGCGTTTGGCCCTGGAGAACTTCCATTTGATAACTTCCCTGGTATTGAAGTTAATCCTCCTTATGTTGTAGCTGGATAATTTTTGTGTTCTGTTGTATCATTGTGTATTGAAGGGGGTGGTACCAGTTACCGCCCCTTTTTTTAAATTAAAACAAAACTATGATATATTTACAATCCGATACACCTGCACAAACCATCTACTTACAATTAGATGAAACAAGGCAGTATTTTGCCACAGCATTTACTCACTACTTGTTTATTTTGACGCACGAAGAAAATAGTACAACAGGAGATAAGCTTGCACAAGTAGCACAGATAGTGAATGAGAATGTGCGAATAAGTGAATTGACTGTAACAACTAGTTCATTAACGTTGGCAGGTCGTTATCGTTATGATGTATACGGTCAAAATTCAACTGTAAATATCGATCCAACAAACGCAAGTGTAGTAGGTTTGCTGAAACGTGGCTATGTTGTATTAACGGCAAACACACAATTCTTTGATGTGCCTTCTATTACAATACCAAATGACATAATCTATGAACCATAACGAATCAAACATAGTTTCTTTGAAACTTAGCGAATATGTAGCTAAGAGCGATGCAGAAAAAGTAGACAGGAAAGGTTGGGTAAATTATGGAGATCAAAATGATTTCCCACAATACTTACGTGATCTAGCGCATGAATCACCTGTTCACGGTTCATTAGTTGTTGCCATTGGTGATATGATTGCAGGGAAAGGGATTAAATCCGAGCAATATCAGGCAGAACTTGATGCTCTAGATGTAAATACACTCACTTACGCCTGCGCAAATGATTTAAAGTTGTTTGGGGGATTTTTTATAGAGGTCATTTGGAGCAACGATAGAACTGTTATATCAAAGTTAAATGCTATACCATTTGAAGAGTGCCGTATTGCAATCAATCAGGATGACGAAAGCGAGATAGGTATCTTTCACAGTTATGATTGGACAAATATCCGTAAGAAAAAGAACACTCCTGAATTTATTCCTAAATACAACTACCTTACTCGAACTGAAGAGCCAAGACAAATCTATTGGTGCTTCACTTACACTGGTAGCGATGTTTACCCACGTCCTGATTATTGGAGTGCTATTAACTATATTGAACTAGATAAACAGATATCGATATTCCATATCAACCAAATATCAAACGGACTTTTCCCTTCGACTATCATTAACTTCTATAATGGGCAGGCAACACCTGAACAGAAGCAGCAGATGATGATGGATTGGGAAAATAAGATGAGTGGTGCTAGGAATGCTGGTAAGGTAGTTATGTTCTTCAATGAACGTGATCAACCTAAAACAGAAGTCACACCATTTCCAGTTAATGATGCAGACAAGCAGTATGAATTGATGGACAATACTGCTACTCAAAAAATTATTACAGCACATCGTGTTACTACTCCACTTCTATTTGGTATACGTGATACTGGCACCGGTTTTGGTAGCAACAAAGATGAAATGGTAATTGGTTTGGAGATATTCAATAAACAAGTAGTTGAGCCATATCAAGCAAAGATCAATAAAAGTATTCAAGATCTTTTGAGCAATCAAATGCCTGGTGTAACATTAGAAATCGTACCTAATACTCCTTTAATTACAGAACAGGTTGCAGTACAAACCAATGCGAATGCAATAGGTAATGTTACTGCACCTGCTTCTTTAAATGAAGCTCAAGTTAGTTCAATAGTTGAGGCTACATTGATGGCTTTTGAAAAAAAAAAAGTAGTTGCAGCTGAAGACAGTTATGCACCAACTGATGAAATGGCCGCTGAAGCTGAGTTAGGTTTAAAATGGCGCGAAGAATATGGAAGAGGAGGAACAATGGTTGGTGTTGCTAGAGCAAGAGACATTAGCAATAAACGTAATCTTTCTTTAGATACAGTTAAAAGAATGCACAGTTACTTTTCACGTCATGAAGTAGATAAACAAGCGACTGGTTGGAATAGAGATGAGGAAGGTTTTCCAACAGCTGGAAGAGTAGCTTGGCAATTATGGGGTGGAGATCCTGGTCAAGCATGGGCAAGTAGAATTGTAGAAAGAATAAAAAAGGAAGACTTAGAAGACTTACACGTAGCTGAAGCACTTATTGAATTAGGCGAAGATGCTGATGAGAATATGATTTTGATAGATGCATATAAAGTAGATATTGAACATGAGTTTGCGGTTAGTACGGGTTCCGCTAGGCCATCTGCTAAGAGTGATCAAGATGCTATTATTGATGGCAAGTACTTTATTACTCGTTACGTTTACGCAGGTGATTTTAGGCATACTAATATGCGTCCATTCTGTAAGAAAATGATTCAAGCAGATAAACTGTATAGAATGGAAGACATACAAGCGATGGAGTTTATAGCTGTTAATCCGGGTTGGGGACCAAATGGAAATGACACTTATGACATTTGGTTCTATAAAGGAGGAGGTAATTGCCAACATTTTTGGGAGAAGCGCGTATATGTAGATGCAAAAGGAGCAAAGATCAATCCTAACGATCCAGATGCAAAAAGAATAGCTGTTGCTATGGCAGAAAGAATGGGTTACAAAATACGCAATGATAAAAAAGTAGCTCAAGTGCCACAAGACATGGACAACAACGGCTTCCTTCCAACAAATCCTATTTACGGTAATCAATAAATACAACTATGCCAGAAGTACTACTTATTTCAGAGAACTACATTAAAAAATACACAACCATCAACGGCAGTGTAGATCCAAATTTATTGTACCCATCCATTTATTTAGCACAAGACAAATGGTTGCTTCCGTTTTTAGGCACAGATCTGTTGAATAAGATAAAAGCAGACGTTGCTGCAGGTACTGTTACAGGCAATTATGAAATACTGCTTGAAGATTATATCCAAAAAATGCTGCTTTGGTGGGTTATGGTGGATGTTACACCTAATTTGTGCTATCGTATGGACAACGGCACACTAGTTCAACGTCAAAGCGAAGACACTTCTCCCGTCTCTGATTCAGTTATGAAGGACATGATTGACAGAGCACGTCAAAACGCTGAGCATTACACTACTTTGTTAGTAGATTACTTATGTGCTAACAATAGTTTATTCCCTGAATATAGCACAGCGCAGTGGCCTGACCGCTCTCCACGTACAGATGTCACTAATACGTTGAACTATCAGTTTAGTTCAGGCAATACAGCAACTAGCTTTCGCCCCACTTACTCACGTAACATCATTAACCGTATACCATGAGTGATAAAAAAACGCTGAAACAAGAATACACTGAACGTTTGCGCAAATATGAGCGTGAACTTTCATTAAAACTCAGAGCAAATGGAACAACAGAACGAGAAAAAACAACCAAAAAATAAGATCTTGTTAAAGAAATCGCTATATAAATTACAATTATTTGACGGATTGTGGTCTATTCCACTTGCATTTATAGCTTTTTCGGTATTTGGATACATAAGTTCAGTCTACTTTGGTGATCCACTTATATCTATAGAGTATTTACAACAAGTGTTTATGGCTGCACTAATACTTGTATTTGGTAATTTTATTGTGTTTGTAGGCATAAACTTTAACTTTAGAAACTTACAGAAAGAGTTTTACTCAAAAGATTTGCAGTATTATTCTAAAATGGAATTGAACTCATGGCAAAAAATAAAATTGTACTTATTTGTCTATTTTGCGTTTCTATTATCATTCCTAATGATTCTTTGGTTGGTAATGACGGCTACTGCGTAAGAGTAACAGCCGCTTCATTTGTAGGTGTTAAAGAAAAGGGAGGTAATAACAAAGGGTTTAATGATCCAGCACTACAAGTGTTAATGCGTCAAGAAGGTTGGTTACCAGGTTACGCTTGGTGCAGTTTCTTTGTTATGGCTATGCTTAATGAATGTGGTGTTACTAATAACATTACTGGTTGGTCACCTACTGCCTACAATAAGCACGATGTGATATTTACAGATGGCAAATTCAAACAACAGTATACTGATAATGATGTATTGGTAATGACTTTAAGCTATTCTAATTTTAGAAAGCAAAGATTTAAAGGTATTGGCCATACGGGTGTTGTAGATAGGGTTGGTAGGTATTCAGTACGTACTATTGAAGGAAATACCAACGAGCAAGGAATGCGTGACTCAAGATCACAAGATGGTGTTTATTACAAGATCAGACCTTTAACTAAGAATTTACATATTACGCGATGGGGAAAAGGACAAAGTATTTAGTTGGAACGGCTATTGTAATTCTTATGCTACTTGCATTGATTGTTACTGTGCGTTCATGCAATAAACCAGTAACAAATCCAGCTATTGAAAGATTACAAGACATCAATGATTCGCTATACCAAATCATTGAAACAAATAACGCTAAGACTGATAGTTTGTTTTTGAAAATAGATAGTTTGCAGATTCATCAGGACACTATTATTGAACGCCAACAAATCACTAATGAAATATACAGAAATGAAACCTATAACATATTGTCTGCTTCTCCTGCTAATGCCACTAATCAGTATCGGTCAACCCTCAAAAAATCGGACAGCTTACTTAAAGCAGGATTTTACACCAGAACTTACAACTTACGATCAGCAACTTTTCAATCTCAACTTCAATAGCATGTTATATTGGTATGATACTGCTCAACAAATTGACAGTTTATATCAAATGGAACGGTTAAAGGTTACATATTACTCAAAAATCACAGGTATTCAGGCAAACAATTATGAAACATTAGCTGAGATCTACGCTAATAAGCAAAGCATTGAAAAGGCTATAGCTTCAGAAAAAGACAATGAGATCAAAGAATTGAAAAAAAGAAACAGACGGTTAATAATTACCAACACAACTTTGACATTGGCTGTAACAACTTTGTCTGTTTTGTCTATATATGCTATATTGCTTTAACATGGAATTCGAACTACGTGACTTAATTACAATAATAGGTGCAACAATATCACTTGCATCTTTATATTTTGCACTTAAAAGAAGTGTAGACAAAGTAGCTGGACAAGTTCGTAATATTGAAACTTATCATAAAAGAGAAATTGAAATGATAAACGAAGCAATCAAAGAGCAAAAAGCTGAATTAAACTCTAAAAACGATAAGTTAGAAGGTAAAATTGATGCTATTCAAACACAGATAGCAATGATTAGTTCTCATTTAGCTGAGTTAAATGGCTACTTGAAGGCTAACAAATAAAAAATGCTCCCACCGTTGCAGGAGCATTTCAAACAATAACAACTACCTATAACACTTAACCACAGTTCTTATTCAAAAAATCATTGTAAATATGTAGGTTATTTACAAAGTGATAGTACCATCCAATTTCTTTATTGACCATTTTTGAAACGTGCTCTTGTAGTTTAGAGAAGCAATACTGATCATTGCAGAAACCATACCATAAGTCATTAGATCTCATTTGGACCATCATATTCAACTTATTGTTGACTATATTGAAACCAATAGATAGAGTGCAAGGAGTGTCATGAGAGTAATTTTCATGCTCCTTTCCATCGTAGATTGAAATAAAAGCTCTTCTAGTGTTGTTGTCTCTTAATAGTTCGTCAATACAGTATTGCAATTGGTTGTTTCTTTCCCATTGCCAACCATAATTTGACTGAACGATGTCATTGCCATTGTGCATTTTGTCCCAAATCTTAGCGTGCTTTTTTATTTCACTAACTGAAGGATCTTTAGACAAGTACCATTCCCATTCTTTTTCAGCATAATCTTTTTTCCAATTACGCCATTTAGTTGTAATCTCATTGTCCATTGGGTTTTCAATCATAAATCCACAGCATAATGTAGCTTTAGTATTAGCATATGGAAAACCATAATTTGAAATCCAATAGTATAAAGATTCAAATGCTTCATTAGCATTTTCATAGATCTTACTCATAAGGCATTTCCAATTGTGATCTTACTATTTTGACGTTTGATTTTTTGTAGTCAATAACGCCATCATCATGCAGAACTATGTTACTAACTACATCACCTATTTTTGCTCCTAATTTTTTGTTAGGACCTTCATGCCAATGTATGATGTGATTGCCATTCATTAACGTATATGTGATGATGTCTTTAGAGAATGGTCCATCATACGGTCCATTTATATCAGTCACCATATAGTTAATTGTCAAAGATTGTTGCTCAATAGGTTTTTCAACTTGTTGCTCAACATTCTTTACAAATGTACCATTGATCATCTTACCTTTTCTATTCTTGATCTGCTTATAAGCACCATTGATACATTCCTCTATTGTAGTATTAGTCATATGTGCCATATTGGTTAGCACTACAACCATGTCTCCAATAGCGTCTTTATACTCTTCGTAGTCATCTTTTAAGATGCTTCTTGACAATTCACCCATTTCCTCATTAAGCTTAAGGAACTGTGTCTTTACATTTCCTTTTTCATACAATCCGCGTTCTTTAGCCCATTCACGAATTGATTCAAATTCATTTGTTAGTTGCATAACTCTACTTTTTGGATTTGTTTGAAATAATACTTATTGTTGCAATTGATCTTACAATATGTCTTATCATTTTCATTGTAGATTTTTACAACCTTACCTTGTTTTTCTTCACGCTTAGATGTGAATTTTACTTCTGTTCCTTTAACGATTTGTTGTTCACTCATAACTCTAATTTTTGTTGGTTTATTATTTGTTGATAAAAATTTTCATCTGATTTTATGGTAGCTAATTTACTACAAAGTTCAGCTTCACTTGCAATATAGTTAAAATCTTTCAATATTTGGCTCTTAAAGAGCGTCTTATTTGGATCATAATCAATATCTATGAAGCTAACTACTTCAAATTTAAGATTCTCATAAAATCTCATAGTGATAAATGCATTTTCATGTTCTTTGTCTCCTATTACAAGTGATGAATAAGATCTTTGAACTACACTTTTTAGCTTAGAATGCTCAACCTTATCATGTACCGTGTTGTTTTGGAGATCAAGGTCACATCCAATAGTCATGGTTGATAATCTACTATTGTTGAAGTATTTTTTGATTTTATTGTTTCTATGTGTACCTCTATTGTCACCATAATAGCAAATGTCAAATTCTTTTTTTATTGGTTCAGCGAATAAGTCAACGCTTTCATTGTCTTTCATGTCTAAAGCTATATCATGAAACACGTTGTGTTTAGTTACATTGTAGAAATCTAAACCATAGATAGGTTGGTAGTTGTATCCAGTGAACAACGCGTTCATTCTTAATTCAACAAATGAAATATCATCAGCATATTTTTTTAATTGTTCAACTGTGATTTCCTCTTCAAACTTTGTGGACTTGCGCTTAAGGATTTCTTTAGCTACATTTTTATATGTTAACTTAGGATCAGTTATGTAGTACCATACTTTTCCTTGATATGATGATAGCAATTTCATATAAGCATTTGTAAGCTTAGGAACAGTTCCACCAAAGAAGTTAGTATTGAAATTATGTATATAAACTTCATCGTAATCATTTAGATGTTGCAATTCGAATATGTTTACATAGTCATTTGTTTCTTTGATCTTCTTGCTCACGTAATGCACTATTGCATTTTGTGTATTTTCAAGATGCTTTTTTAAATAAATAGCTTCTAAGCTTCTAATTGATTTGCCATCAATAACTACTCTAGCTAATGGACTAATGATTGCTATTTTTTTCATTTCTGTTTAGTGTTTTCATAGTTATTCAAAGCGGCTGTATAAGCTATCGCGTCGAGTAAGTTATCATTCTTATGATGATAAGATTCACGAGAGAACTTTAATGCTATCATTGCTTTAAACATAAATGTAGCATCATATTCTTGACCAGTCATACCACTGAGGATTTTGGCTGCTCGTTGCATGCCTTCTTCAAATGGTCCATACATTCTTGATTTCTCTTCAGATCTTTTGAAGACGATTTCGTTTGCTTGTTCTAAGATGTTCATGTTATTTATAATTATGAAGTAAATTTACTACAATACTGATTCTGTAATCATGTCCAATTCCACCAGCTTCCCATTCACATGGATATAAAATAGGATCTACCGTGTCATACTCATAACCATAAGCGTCACATCTTTCTTTAAAAGCATTAAGCGCTTGGTTGTAAGAATTGTACATGAAAATTTTAGTTGTTTCAGTGTGATAACCTTTCATTGGTTCTATAAGTAATGTGTACATATGCTTAAGTTGTTTATTGAAAACGTGATTCTAATTCTAAAACGATACTGTCGATTTGACCGTGTACAATCAAGCATATTTCTTCTTGACTGTCAAACACGTGTTTGTAATCGTTTGTTAGTGTGCCTAGGATTGTGCATAGAGCGCTTAGTTTTTCCTCTAGCATGTCAATACTCATTGACTTAATTTCTGTTAATGTATTCATGACTGATTTTTTTTATTAGTGATTGTGATATGCGTTGAATAGCCGCATCCCTCGTTAATTATTTATAATGTAACTATGAACGTGTGATTATCTACATTATAATATCCATCTACAAAACGGTTTGTTACAGGACAGTAAAAAGTAGAAGCCAGTATTCTCATTTTTTTAAAAAGTGATTTTTTTACAGTTTGCATCATGTAATCTCCAAGTACCTGAACACTACCTGTTTTTAATGAAGGCACATTAAGAATATCACACCAAGTTTGTTGCTCTTCAATTGTTATTGGTGTAATTCTTTCGATTTGATAAACTCCGATTTTCATTGCTTTGTGTTTTAAATTGTTATTATTGTTTTGTTTGATGTGCTAATATATGTAAAACTTTGCACAACTATGGTTAAGATTTAACAATTTTAACATTTGGCACCTGTAAATCAATACGTTAGGAAATGAAAAAAAGACAAAACCTACTGAATTTTATCTAAATCAGTAATGTATTCACGCCATAAAGGTACTCTTTCTTTTAATTCTTCTATAGCTAATCTATCAAACTCAACAATCTTTTCATGGATGCGTTGTTGAATTGGAATATCATGTGACCAATCACTAATGTTTGTTTCAAGATTAGCGTGAGGATAATCATTCAAAAATCTACTCATGTCATAGATCATGTTACGTTCAATCTGTTTAGCTTTTTCTACAAACGTTTCATTACCTTGTGGATCTATTAGATTCATTCGTCTAGCTAATCTATACTTTTCATCATCAATTAACTGTAATGGAGCATTTGTAAGTACATAACAGAACTTAGCGTATTGTGCATTGGTGAGCCAAGAATACACTTGACCTTGCCAGTAGTATGATTTATCAATAGAGTTGATTTTACTATTGTAAAACGTATTCAATGACCAACTTGATTTTATATCTGGAACATACATCACTTCTCCATTTTCATCTTTAACCAATAGATCAGGTAAACCACTTACAAATTCATTTTGAAATCTAATGTTGTTTTTGAAAGTGATAACATTATTCAATCTTCTCCAAATATCAATAGCGTCAGCTTCAACAGCAATGCCTTTTTCAGTATACTTACTACTAAACTCTTCTCGTCTATGATACTTTTCTTGAATGTATACATTAAGCAATTCCGCTTTAGTAGTCTCTGAAAGTTTCTCAGATTTTGATCTTGCATTTGTCATCAACGTACCTATTGATGATGCTCTAAATAAAATGTTTTGCGTGTTCATGTGTTTATGTTATTGTGCAAATTTATTCAAACTATTGTTTCACCTGTGATTTTACTTTTTTTCTCATTAAACTCTAATCTTAACTGAGATAGCAAATCTTCACCACATTGTTTTTCAATTAGTTCAAGATCCTCTTTAGTAGTTGCGTTAGATATTAAATCACTTACGTAAGCAAGGTCAACATCAGTTGTTACCACCTTAGTATCAATATATTCTAATTGTCCATCATCAGTAATGAGTGCCTGATCGCTAATAACAGCTTGTTGCATATCTATTGAAAGTGGACCATACTTAGACAATAGTAATTTTATCACTGTTTTCTTTGCCATAGTATCAAACTCATCTTTCCATAGTCCAAATCCTTTTCTAAATGTTTGAGAATACTTAGTTCCATGTTGTTGCAGTTCATTCACGGTCATGTACAATACTTTCTCAAAACCATTCAATAGTTGAAAATAAGCAGCATATCCAAGTATGTTATCTGATTTCTTATTTGACCAATTGAATGAGATACCAGCAAATGAATTGTCTTCTACTAATTGACCTTCATAAACGGGTTTTGCGTCTATAGACTTAAACTGACCACTTCTTTGTGCTAACTGTATAAAACCTTTATAGCCTAATTGAAATTGCGCTACAGTCTTCCAAGTGCCATCCTTTTGCTTATTATTGAATGGTATTATGTATGCAAATCCTAAAGAATTATTCAATGGCAGATCTAAAGTGGCAGCCATCATGGCGGCATTTAATACAGAGGAAGCATCCGCGTTTTTTAACAGTTCATTTGATTGAACTATCTGTAAAACAGAAGTTGTAAAAGTAGATGCTCTTTTGCCTAAGATTTCTTTCAATCGCTTAGCAACGTCTTCGCTACTAAACATAGCCTTCAAATTGGCTGTTGTTGTTGTTAATTGTGTCATGTGTATTGGTTTTAATTATGCAAATATATTCAATACTTCATAAGGCAATCATTGATTTCTTGACAGTAACTTAGAACTGCATAAATTACAATTGCAATTACAATGTAACGTAGTATTTTAGATATTAGTTTCATTCGATTGGTTTTAATTGTGGGTTAACTCGATAAAAAATCTCTCTGTGTACTTGACTGAATTGGTGCATGAACACTGCCTCTTCAATAGGTGCATAATGTTTATCGCGGCTTTCGCGTTCTAAACGAAACGCTACTTCAGCGGCATCTTCATACTGCTTAGTTTCAATTTGCATTACTCGTCCTTCTCCTAAATTGTAGACATGAATAAGTACATAGTCTTCATTCATACAACAATAACTTTTGCTATAATCACCAGATGTGAAATAGAAAGGAAGTTTGATTTCAGTTGTGCCAACTACCATGTTTGCAACAACAGGGATTGTGATTGTGTTTGTCATTTGTATTTATTGGTTTTAAATTTCAATCTTCAAAGTCATGACAGTCATCGCATTCAGTGTGTACATCACTATGCTGAGATACTATTTCAATAGCTTCATCAATATAAGTGTCCCATTCAACAAGTAACAACTGTTCGTCTTCATCAGCTGTCTCATTATGCTGTTTAACTAATTCAATTGCCTGATCTTTAACTTCATCATAATATGCATCTTCCCAATCGCAGTAAATGCATTTGTGTTTGTGTGGATAGGGATCAGTAACTCCGTAAATAATTGCCATGTTGTTTATGTTTTTGTGTTATCT